GGGGGGGGCATCCTGCACCATCCGAGTGGGCCGAACTCATCGTCCAGCCACCTGGTCTTCCCCGTGCGCGTTTCGCCTATCCTTATATAGACCTTGGGCATGGTACGATCCAGTCGCAGCTTTTTCCCGCGAACATGGTGCGCATACTTCGCAAACCCCGCGTGATATTTTACGTAGGCGCCAAAGTGCCCTTCCTCTTCGGCAATCACTTCCGGTTGTATAAGCTCGTCTAGTTTGCGCTTGAACCCTATGAGGTCGTGACGCTCCCCTTGTCTGGGCTCGTCACCCAGTTTGTGGAAGTGGCCTTCCTTGGAGCAGTAGTCCTGGTTCTGCTGAAGGCTGCCCTTCATGACAGAAAAGTGATGTCCTTGTCCAAAGTACTTGATGAGACTGGACAGACGGACTTGGTTGTAGAAAATTATGTAGGCCTGGTAGTGCAAGGTGCCAGTGTCGGGGCAAACCTCCTCTCCATAGGCAATAAAACGAACCCTCCCGGTGTCCGTGAGGTTCTTCATCGTGTCCTCGAGGCAGGTCCGGGCCTGGTGGAGCCAGAGCGTGGCTACCCATTGTCGAAATTTTCCTTCGGGTTCTGGTTCTGAGTCCGACATTCGTGGTGGCTCACTTGGCTCAGAAGTGGGTGAGGGTAATAATGACCTCACCCTTTATATAGGCACTAAAAAAAAAAAGCGGGTTTTGGGCGGGTCCCGCCCCGTAGGCTAAATTTTTTCAAAAATTTTTATTCAAAAACTAAAGTACGCCTGACGGCGGGCCTACCGGCCGGGTCGCACTCCGTGCGAGAGAAGCAGTAGATCGAGTTCTGTAATCCGATCTAAGCGTCCTTGTAGTACATCTGCTTGATGTAGTCGTTGAGTCGCGCCACGTTCCACGTGTCTTGAAAGGTCGAATAGTTGCTGTAAGCATAAACCAACACATGGTAGTCGAAGAACTTGGGTTGCGAAGAACCCTGCTCGTAAGTAAGAACTCCTGACTTGACAAATTTCTTGCCAGGAATCCACATCTTGATGATACGCGTCGCACGAGAAATTGTGTCCTGGGTGACCCTAAGGGCACCTGCATCACCAAAACCTGTGGCTGAAATCATAGAACCTTCGGCGCCGTTATTGGGTGAGGTCATCTTGAAAGTCTTGGATGCAAGCACCGTGTAACGCTCGGTATTCATCGTGTCGAGCATCTTGTTACCGCTCAGGCCATTGAACAATGTTGCCCTCGTGGGTGTATCGCCTTTCGCACACTTGACAACAAGGACCTTCATTGTGACATCCGAAAAACGCTCATTGAGCTCAAACATCATCTTCATTGATACACCACGCAGGGTGACCTTATCACCAATACGATTGTCTGCATTGGTCAGCGTCGGGTCGAACGGTCCAGGTGTGGTCTTCAGTATCTGCGAGTCCAGCGTGATGAAATTGTTGTGCGCGATCTCGGTGCCATCGGTCGACGAAAAGACGCTAGTCTTGGTCTCCACTGTCCGATTGATGGCCTGGTCGGCAATCTGCTTGAGTACCTTCCTCTGGTTGTACGGCGAGTAAAAGTTGGTCCTCTTCCTCTTGTGGGCATACTTGGGCATTTGGATGATGAACTGTATTCTTGGACGAGTCCTTATATAGGTGATCGATCCTAATAATACGGCTCATAAACGCGGCGTAGTTTCGAGGATCAGGCTTGTCCCACCAGGCGTGGATCTGCTGGTTGGAGGTGAAGACGACGTTCTTGGGCTTGTACCAGAGGTTGCCGCCCTTGGAGTTGAACTCGACAGCATACCGATCAGTGTACTCAAGTACCTCCTCAATTTTGGGAATTTTGCCGCGACCAACGTCGTCAAAAAGAACAGTATCGCTATAACTTCCGGTGGGAGTGAGCCACCAGTTGGAGGTTGGGGGGGGCATCCTGCACCATCCGAGTGGGCCGAACTCATCGTCCAGCCACCTGGTCTTCCCCGTGCGCGTTTCGCCTATCCTTATATAGACCTTGGGCATGGTACGATCCAGTCGCAGCT